GTTTTCTCTGCCTTTAGATATCGAAGGTTCTGAGGGCAAAAATTGGATGGAGCAAGACGATATAACATTGACTAATGTACACTAGTAATGTTATCTTGAGGAACCATTAATAAGAGGACTCACTTATGAGCAGCGAACTTACTACCGTAGACCAAACCGAAGTGAACGCCCTGTTGAAACAACTCGGCACAGTTACAGACGACCAAATCAAGGTCGCGTTTCTCAACACTCAATATAAGCCTGACGACAAACAGGGGCGGGATGTTAACAAGCACCGCGGGTCGTTTTATCTGAGTAGTCAGACTAACCCTGTATATGCAAAGGAAGTTAAGGCGCGGTTCTTGTGCCAGCACTTCCAATACCGTGTGAGCAATACGGAACCACCGTTCAACACCATGAACAAGACCGTCCTGATGGATGACATTAGGAAAACTGCTGAACCTATAGATATGAAGGGTGGTATCCGCTGCGGTCGCCCCGACCCCAAGGTTTGGCGCAACCTTGATGCGGAAGATCGTAAGAACTACTCGCACATCAAGGCATACCGTATCCTTAAAGGTATCGTTTCTTACACAGGCGAAACCGCGGACGGAGAAGAGGTGACGGTAGAAAATGAGCCGTTCCAACTTTGGCACAAAGGCATGAATTACATGCAGTTTGATCGTCAAGTTGTAGACGCGCTTAAAGGAAGCCATTTCCACAATATGTGGACAGACCTCTCCAACAAGAAAGACGGGATGGCATACATCACGAACTTTACGTTGGACTTTAAGACGCCCGCTGCAATGACCCAAGATGTCGTTGATACCCTGCGGACGTTCTTGGATATGGTTAAGCAAGAGAACGAGATGATTACCTCGGCTTGGCACAAAAACAACTCCCCAGATGATTTGGGCGGTGCGTTGGACGCTGTTGCTACTATCTTGCCAGACGATGCCGGCCTCGAAGCCGACTTCGCCTAACCCCTGAAATTTTAATTTAGAGGGGCTTCGGCCCCTTTTTTAACCTCTTAGGGGGACGGTATGTCTTTGTCTTTACTATCAGCACAATTAGAGTCCGTAATGGAGCGCCTAAGTAATGGCGAGTCAGTGGACGTTACAGAAGATGTCATTGAGAAGGCTGTTGAAGAATTTGAACAGGTTCTTCGAAAACAGTTAGGCCGAGGACGCGACGACTTTCGGCTTCGTATGTCAAACATTGGTCGCCCTGCGTGTCAGTTACAGATGGAAAAGTCTGGCGCAGAGCGTTCTAGAAGTCCTTACAACCACATCTTACGCATGATGATCGGTGATGCCGTTGAGGTATACCTGACAGCCCTTTTGCGTATAGCCGGCGCTAATATCACTGGCGGTAAGGATGTGGTGTCGTTCGATATCGCAGGAACTACAATCAAAGGCGAGAGCGACATCGATTTTGATGGCGCAGTCTGGGATATCAAATCTGCGTCTCCGTGGTCCTATAAGAATAAATGGTCTAAGGGCTACCGCGGTTTGGCCGAGGACGATAGTTTCGGGTATGTTGGCCAGTTATACGGCTACTCCGCGGGTCAGGGTAAAGAGATGGGCGGCTGGGTTGTCGCTGACAAGTCTAGTGGTGAGGTTGTTTTTGTTGAGGCCGAGGCCAGCGACGAAGAACTCAAAACCATCCACAGCGATATCTCGAAACGTATCCAGACGGTACAGAGTGACGCGCCTTTCGAGCGGTGCTTTGAACCCGAAACGGAATACTTCAATCGTAAGCCCACCGGCAGCAAACGCCTAGGGACACAGTGTTCATTCTGTGACTTCAAACATGCTTGCTGGAAAGACCTGCAATACAAACCCCAGACAATGTCTCAGGCCAAGTCTCCACGCCACTACTGGTATACGGAGTACGCAGGATGAAGGTAATTGATGGATTTATCAGAGACCCCGAAATCCTAAACGCTATGCTGACTGACGGTGTTTGGCAGACCCTGCCAGATGATACCGGTTGGTACAAGGGTTGGTGGGACCAAAAGCCCTCGTCATTGTGGCACCTTCTTATCCAAAAGTTTTGGGCCACGCTACCTAGCGTACATACCGTTAAGGGTTTCGAGTATTGGGGCAATAACATCAAAGCCGAAGACGGCGGTATTTTGCAGTGGCACCAAGACAAGGACGAACACCTCTTCGAGCAAACCGGAGAGACGGTAAGCCCTAGCATAGGTGCTGTGTACTATCCCTACCCAAGCCAGTTTTCCGGCGGTTACCTCGAAATCGCTAACGGGAATGACTTTGATCGCCTTGAGCGTATTGAGCCTGTATTTAACCGCCTAGTGGTTTTCGATCCGTCTCAGTACCACCGTGTAAGCAAAGTCTATTCAGGCTACCGCAAGGCCTTTGTAGTGAACGTGTGGCGTGACCACACCCCTGTTGTGGGGCGTCCTACAGAATGAAGCGGAACGTGAATAGCCGAGCCATACAAGCCGGATATCGGTCCGGTTTAGAAGATAGGGTTGAGAAAGAACTCAAAGAGGCAGGGTGCAGCGCAGAATACGAGCCTTTCAAGATTCCGTATTTTGTACCCGCTTCCCAGCATCGCTACACCCCAGACTTCGTACTCGAAAATGGTATCGTTATTGAGACTAAGGGCCGGTGGGACTTGGACAGCCGCAAGAAGCACAAACTTCTTAAAGAGCAGTACCCAGACCTCGACCTTCGCATGGTCTTTTCCAACTCAAAAGCGCGCATCCGTAAGGGTGCCAAGACGCGCTACTGCGATGTCTGCGAGAAATTAGGGATTCCCTACGCCGATAAGTCTGTTCCCCAAGAGTGGGTGCAGGAAAAGGCCAACAGAAAATCCCTGCAAATAATTAAAGAAATAAGGACGTAAGATGTCAGACAAAGACAACAATAACGCCCCACATGAATCCGTCCAAATTACGCTTCGTATGAAACAAGATACGGACCTTATGGCGTCTATCGGATGGAACTTTTCACCGGAAATGGATGAAAACACAATTATCCAACTCCGTCGAATTGGAGAGGGCCTGATGTACATCTTATCCCAGCAAATCGAGGACGTAATCCAAATCGGTGCCAATCTAGAGGAAATCGAAGAGGACGAACCATTCGAGCATGAGGGGACTGTGATCCCCTTCCCTACACAAACCAAACATTAAGGAGACTGCTATGCAGGCACACACGCCCCCATTTACCACAGTGGGAACCACATTGAATGACGAGGTTAACCACCCCGCGCATTACAACTTTGGTGAGATTGAAGCCATTGCGTACCTCAAGGACAACCTAGGAGAGGGTTACCCCTTCTACCTTGAAGGCAACATCAAAAAGTATCTTCACCGCTACCGTTACAAGGGCAAGGCCCTACAGGACCTAAAGAAAGCCCAGTGGTATCTGAACCAACTTATTGACCAGTACGAAGGGACAGTATGATGGCTTTGGACTTTGCAGAATATCAGCGTCAGGCCTCTAAAACAGCCATCTATGACGATGCCGACGTTGTCGTTTACCCAGCCCTAGGCCTCTTATCAGAGGCGGGTGAGGTGGCCGGCAAAATCAAGAAAGTATTGCGTGACGACAAAGGGCAATTCCTGCCCGAAAAGCGCCACGAAATTGCAAAGGAGATTGGTGACGTACTTTGGTACATATCCGCCCTTTGCACCGACTTAAACGTAGACATGGAATCCGTAGCCCAAGGCAACTTGGACAAACTGAACAGCCGCCTATCGCGGGGCGTTCTAGGTGGTTCTGGCGACAACCGGTGATTTTCTACGTCAACCGAGAATTCTGTGAGAGCAATTGCACAAACACAGAATGCTATCGGTTTTTCGATGGTGGGGTTCGTAAGGACCTAGAGGACTTAGGCCACTCCTACGAACTCCACGACTATTCGCGGAAGTGCGAAAACTACACAAAACCAAGGGAAACAAATGAATAATTATTTACCAACTGACTACCAATCTTTCATCCACACGTCCCGTTACGCGCGTTGGCTAGAGGACGAAGGACGGAGAGAATCCTGGGGCGAGACGGTAGACCGTTTCACTACCAATATTTTGAAGCCGGTTATCGGAGACGCTAAGGGTGTGATGAAAGAAATTTCAGATGCTATTACTGGCCTTGAAGTAATGCCGTCTATGAGAGCATTGATGTGTGCTGGTCCGGCGTCATTACGCGATAATACTTGCATGTATAATTGCTCCTTTTTGGTGGCAGACGACCCCAAAGCATTTGACGAAGCGATGTTTATATTGCTTTGTGGAACCGGAGTTGGGTTCTCTTGTGAGCGGAGATACACCCAAAGCCTGCCCGAAGTTCCTGACTTTTTATATGAATCCGACACTACGATTGTGGTTAAAGATTCTAAAGAAGGATGGGCAAAAGCATATCGGCTCTTGATTAGTATGCTTTACGCCGGAGAAATACCACGATGGGACGTAAGCAAAGTCCGTCCCGCAGGAGCACGTCTTAAAACATTCGGCGGCAGGGCAAGCGGACCCGAACCCTTGGTCGATCTATTTAATTTCACAGTTCGCGTATTCCGTGAGGCAGTAGGCCGTCGCCTAAACTCACTAGAGTGTCACGACATTATGTGTAAGATTGGCCAAATCGTTGTCGTGGGTGGTGTGAGACGTTCCGCTCTTATTTCACTATCTGATTTAGACGATGAAGCGATGTCAAAAGCAAAATTTTCAGAGTTTGATGTGGATGAATACGTCCTAATAAGTGAGGATGATAAGAGTTGGACATACGCGCTGACTATGAAAAAACAGCCGGCAGTCCGCCCCACATATCGTGTAACTATTCACAAAGGCCCAACAAAGGGTGACTTTGACCAGTACACACTAGAGAAGAACAAAAAAGTGGGTTGGTGGGTTATTGAACCCCAACGGGCCTTGGCGAATAACTCTGTAGCCTACAAAGAGAAACCAGAGGCCATGCCCTTTTTGCGCGAGTGGACCTCACTGGCAGAATCTGGGTCCGGTGAGCGCGGCATATTTAACCGAGAATCTGCAACAAAACAGGCTGCAAAGAATGGTCGCCGTGACCCAAACCGCGAATGGGGGACAAATCCGTGTTCGGAGATTATTTTATCGGGACCAAAAATAGATAAAAACGGAAACCCTATAGTAGGCACAGGGGGACAATTTTGTAATTTAAGTGAGGTAGTTATCCGTGCTTCAGATACTAAAAACGATCTTATTCGGAAAGTCCGCATCGCAACCATTTTGGGTACGGTACAATCTTCCTATACCAAGTTCCCTTATCTGCGGAAGGTGTGGGAGAAAAATACGGCAGAAGAACGGTTGCTGGGCGTGTCGCTGACCGGAATCATGGATAACACGTTGACAAATGGCAAAGAGGGCGACCTGCCGGCTCTTCTTGAAGAGTTAAAGAAAGTTGCGGTTGATACAAATAAGAAATGGGCGGACAAACTAGGCATCGAAGTGTCGGCTGCTATAACTTGCGTGAAGCCATCGGGTACAGTTTCACAACTTACAGACAGCGCCTCTGGAATACACGCACGGCATAGCCCATACTACATCCGCACCGTTCGTGGCGATAACAAGGACCCTCTGACGCAGTTTATGAAGGATCAAAGCATCCCGAATGAGCCAGAGGCATTTAAGCCAGACCAGACCACAGTGTTCTCGTTCCCAATGAAGGCACCAGAAGGTTCTGTAGTCACCGCAGACATGTCAGCCATTGACCAGTTAAATATGTGGCTAATGTACCAGCGACACTGGGCCGAACATAAGCCTAGCGTGACTATAAATGTTCAGAATTCTGAATGGGTAGACGTGGGCGCGTTTGTGTACCAACATTTTGACGAAATGTCGGGCGTATCGTTTCTTCCGTATTCTGAACACACATACCAACAGGCTCCCTATCAGGAAATTGGAAAATCAGAGTACGAAGCAATGTTAGCAACTATGCCAGAGTCCATCGATTGGTCAAAACTCTCGGAGTACGAGGTCGAGGACAACACTTCGGGGAGCCAAACTCTAGCGTGTACCGGAGATAGTTGCGAAATCGTGGATATCAGCGCGTAATGTACACTATTTTAACCAGAGAACATTGTTTGTATTGCGACAAGGCGAAAGCCTTGTTGCGAGAGCATAACATAAGCGTTGTCACCTATAATCTAGGCAGTCGGAGTAGCCAGTGGATTCTCTGTTTAGTAAGGATGGCCGGCTTATCCACTGTACCGCAAATCTTCAACGAAAAAGGTGAACATATTGGCGGGTATAGTGAATTAGTCGCAAGTTTAGGGCTTGATCCTAATTACCACTAACACTATCATGTAAGTATGTTCACAACTAAGACCCCTAACGACCCCATTCCAGACCATCTAAATTCCCTCTTAGATGAACTTGGGGTCGTTAGGATTAAGAACAGTACGGTAGCCCTTCCTAAAACTAAAAAGACCTACGAACCTGTTAAAGTCTCTTTAGACGAGAACGGTGAACCCCCATTTTAGGTAATTTACTTGTCCAAAAACGCACGGCGCAATACGCGCAGAAATAAACCGCGTTCTGAACAAACCTATACCCGCAAAAATGTACCTGAATTGCTTGCCCAGACACCTAGGCAGCGAGATTACATTAATGCCCTACTGCAAGACGATCTTATCTTTTGTATTGGATATGCGGGTACAGGAAAGACTTACGTTAGCGCCACAGCCGCCGCGAAGTTTTACCAAGAGCGTAAAATCCAAAAGATCGTTATTACACGCCCTAATATTGCATCAGGTAAAGGCATAGGATTCTTTCCTGGGACTCTAATAGAGAAAATGGGTCCTTGGGTCGCCCCCATCGTTGACGTATTAGTTAAGCACCTAGGCAAACCCGCTGTAGATATCATGCTAAAGCATGGTGATCTTGTGATTGAGCCATTCGAAACTCTTCGAGGCAAGTCCTTCGAGAATTCGTTTGTCATGCTAGATGAAGCACAAAACTGCACCTATGAACAGTTGAAGATGTTTCTGACACGGCTGGGTGAAGGTTCTAAAACTGTGATTAACGGCGACGTTATGCAGACAGACTTATCCTACAATAGCGGCCTGCGTCAGATTCTTAGCATCGCCAAGGATCAACTACTGCCGTTCCCTATTATTGAATTCCAAGAAGAGGATATTGTTCGAAGCGATATCTGTGCGACTTGGATCAAAGCATTTGGAAGGAATGAGAGAAAAACATGATCCATTACTACAGTTTATTCTCGCTTTACCTTCTAGGGTCGATCTTTATATTACTCTTGTTGGAGCCTACAGAAGAGGCCGGCCCTTGGGGTCTTATCAAATTGGCACTGTTATGGCCCCTAGCAACAATATGGATGATCATCTGCGAATTTATTATTCGGGATGAAGAATAACAAAAAACCCCGCAGATCATTGACCTACAGGGCTTTAGAAAATATAATGAAAATCAACTAGGGGGTGGTTCCCTTGGTTCCTTATTCGCAAGTTCGCTTGCGGTTTGGTTTGGCACAGGTGTGGTAACCTGTGTCTGTGTAGTAGCCCCCTAGGTTCGCCTAGGGGGTTTTCTATTATCTACCTAGGCCGAACAGGCTCAGAATAGGATTTGCCCCTGCTAGATCATTCTTAGCCATTTCAGAGGCTTCCTGAATTTTGTTCCACTCTTCCATGATAAGGGCCTCTAGTTGCGCGGCCTCTTCGATGGCATCTACATCATCGCCCACAGTATCCTCTCCGCGGATCATACCCGAACGATATAGGAATAGGCGCAGGCTTTCTGCCGTAACAGTCTCCCCAGCCATCTTATCTTGGTCCTTGAAGATTTTCTCTGCTACCTTTGTGAAGTACTCAGGGTCAGCCAGCATTTTATCTGCAAGCGTATCCGCCTGCCCTTTACTCAGAGTCAGGGTCTTGGTCACAGCCTGTCCGCCCGAACGCACAACAGCACCAATACGGTTCAGCACACCAAAGTAGAACGTAACCATACGGTCAAACGCTTCCTTTGAGGCTTGGTTCGCGGCGGTCGCACTTTCTCCGAGGATCGGTTTGCCCAGTTTAAGTCGGGTTTCATCGCCCGCCATTCTAAGAGCGGTTTCTACACCATCAACGAAGGCTGGCTTATCTCGGAATACTATTCGCGCGGCATCTAGGAGTTTTGTTGCGTCCAATTCTTCATCAGAAATCTTGGCGGCACTCGCGGCACGGTCTCCCGCAGTGTTCTTAGTCTTTCCAAAGAATTCTGTGCGCAACTTCTGCGCCATAGCCGCTTGGTAGCCTTCGATAAGGAGCGGGTTCTCTGTTGCGTATATACGATCAGTTAGGTTCTGTACTACGCCTCGGTTTTTACCCCTAGCCATATCGTTGAACATGGTGTCGAATACTTTAAGGCCGTTCTGGTACGGTACGCCTTCGGACGCCCAGAAATCCTTAAACTCTTTTCTGAATATAAGTTCTCTAGTTGTGTCTAGTGATCTTTGCGCGAGTGCTAGTTCTTCCGCTAGTACTTCCCGTGGGCGGGCCGCGCCTAAGACTCCTTCCCTAATTTTAGCGATACGCTCTGCGGCTTCAGGTACGCTTTCTAGTGCAGCCCCATACGTCTGTAGGTCTGTGAGCGCGCGCGTAAGAGCCTGTTCAGACAACTCACCCGCAACAGACAGGTCATTAGAAATAGGTTCTAGAACTTTCGATATGATGTAGTCCGTGGCGTCCTTAGAGGACAGACCAGTGAATTCACTATCCAAAAACTGCATAAGTTGTGCCGCACCAGCAACACGGTCGTTTGAAAGGCCTTGGCCTACAATCTGACGTGCTTGGTCTTGATAGTTAACGTCACCTTGCGTCCGGCGCGCACGGACAAGGTCGCCCACCACACCGTCCTCAGTAAGTGGGAAATAGATTTCTCTATCGAACTGCTTCGCAATATCCACGTTTTCACGAATGGCTGCGCCATCAATGCCACGGGCTGCGGAATCCAGTAGGTCCCCATCAATGAAGTCAATGAACTCTGCTAGTCGGGTTGCTGGGCCATAGGCGCTGCGATCACCCATGTTTGCCGCTTTAAATAGGCGCTCTTTGGCGACTGCCGCGTCCTTGCGAATAGTACCAAAGAATTTACCGAAGTCAGTAATCCCTGCCTCATCAAGCATGACAACCATGTTCTGGAATGCGTCTTCTCCGTCTGCCACTTCTAGTGACTGTAGTAGGCGCTTGAACCCTCCGTCGGGCAGTACATTCATAGCGTCCTGCAACTCAGACATTCGGAAGCCACTAAGAGCCTCTTCAAGAAGGTCGATGTCGAGTTCCCCACCGTTGGCGGTGATTGCGTTGTAGTAGTCCGCACGGGTTGAGCGCATTTTCTCTACGCCCTCATCCACCGCCGCAATGATCTCATCCGCATTACCGCGACTAAATCGTGTAGGATCAATTCCTGTACGGTTGGCTAGACGGTTAAGAGTATCTCCGAAGAGCGGGTCTTCTTTCATCGCAAGGGCAATAAGGCGCTCTTGTTCCCGTACCGCCGCACTCGCGTCTGCCACTTTACCCTCGGCTACTCCTACGTCACCTAGGTCCTCATCTGTAAGTGTGCGCAGCGTATTATCCGCCGCCGTCTGGCCCCCAAGGGTGTCTACGGTGTCGTCTAGGCCCTGCGAAAGTTCGCGCGAGACAGTCCCTAGGGTATCCGCCACCTGACCTGCGCCGGTTTGCATGGCACCTTTGTCCACTCCCGCAGCCCGTTGCAGAAGAATGCGGATATTTTCGCTACTTTCACCGCCTTCAATACCCCGACGAAGCGCGTCCATCGCAGTTGTTTTGAATTCAATATTCTGGATCAGTTCTTGGTCCATCTGGATGAAAACATCTTGGTTTTCTTTGATGATCCGAACAATCTCTCGCTGCATTTCCGCAGGGTTGGCAGACCCACCCGTAAGCGTATTAAGAACGTTTTCTACAACAAATTTCTCTTGGGTGCTTTGCTTAAATCCTCCAAGCCAAGCGCCTGGGGTGAATGACCAACCTACACGGGCCAGCCATGCAGCGCCTTCAACCGCCGCCGTTGCAGGGGCCGCTAAAGCGATGGCTTCCATAAGGATGTCACGCTTTTGTGCGTACAGTTTCTCGAAGTCATCTGCTTCTGGGTCAGTGTTCAAAGAGGCTACTGTTTCAAAGCCCTGTAACCAATCAAATGCACGGCCGTCACCTGTAACCAGTGTTCCTGATTCAGCGTCCAGACCCGCGGCCATATAGGCTTCGCCGCGAATAAAGGTGCTAAGTGTTGAAAGGCCACGGGCTGTAGACGGGGCGTATGAAGCAACTCCGTTTGCCACCGCATTAGCGGGTGCTGCAATAGCACGGGCTACGGCAGTTTTACCAACACTGGCTCTGACGCCTTTTTCAATTACCTTGCCTGAACCAAAACCTGCGCCTAGTTCCGAGATACCTTTTAGAAGTGCGTTGTACCACTTGTCCCCAGGATTCGCCTTTGATGTGTTTTCGGCCAACCAAAGGGACCAACTCTCGTCGGGGTCGATACCGTCTTCTGACCACTTGTCCCGTGCAAGGTCTGCAACGAGAGCAAGCGTGATCCCGAAGTTACGAATACCGTCTCTAATACCGTCATTTACTTTAGTTTGCAGACTTACTCCTACGCCGGCAAACGCACTGGGTTCAGGGCGGTTTACGCGGATGCCATTGTAGATAACTTCCCCAATCGCATTCGTCTCTGCATAAGGGTGGTTTTTATACTGCTGATATATCTCATCCGCGATTTCGAACCGCTCTTTTGCTGTAGTGCCTAGGTCATCTGCAATATCGTACATATCCCATGAGGGGTCTGGTAGTTCAGGTACAGGTTCTGCGGCTTTTGTATCTACAACAGGATTGTCTTCGGGCGGTTCAAACGACCGTAGTTTATCTGGCTCAGTAAACTCAGGCGCAGGTTGTTCTGCGGATACAGCCGCGAGAGAGGTGTCGTCGTCCGCCTCTGAATCATTTGAGTCCATTCGGTTTATAGACGCCGAGTAGTCAATCTCTGGGCCGGCAGGTAGAATTTTCTCTGGTTCTCTCTTTTCAGGCTCTGTAATTACAGGCCGGTCT